TAAAGTTTTGTGCCGTTAAAGCAGCGTAACCAAGAGCAGTGCTTCTACTGCCAAGAGTGTCTGAGGTCAGTGCTGCATAACCTATGGCTACGTTGTAATCAGCATCCGTAAGGGCATCTCCTGCTAGACCTCCGATGATAGTGTTCTGGACTCCCGTGGTGACTGCTACACCAGCTTGAAACCCAACTGCCGTGTTAAAAGTATCTGTAGCAGTAGTAAAGTTTTGTGTCCCTAAAGCATTGTAACCAACTGCGACAGTTTTGCTGCCGAGCGTGTCATCAGTTAAAGCTGATCTACCTAGCGCAACATTAAAATCTGCGTCTGTTAAAGCGTCACCAGCAAGACCACCAAGTATGGTGTTGCTCACTCCCGTGGTGATTGACAGACCTGCTGTGAATCCAACTGCGGTATTATAAGTATCCGTAGCTGTCGTAAAGTTTTGATTCTGTAAAGCACTTTTCCCTATAGCTACGGACTTTGATCCTAAAGTGTCAGAAGTAAGGGCGGCGTAGCCCATCGCCACATTGTTATCAGCATCAGTTAAAGCATCGCCAGCTAGACCACCCAAGAAGGTATTCTGGACTCCCGTGGTGACTGACGAACCCGCACCATGGCCTACTGCTGTATTAAGAGCATCGGTTGCTGTAGTAAAGTTTTGATCTTGTAACGCACCCAAACCAACCGCAACAGACTTAGATCCCAAAGTGTCTGAAGTTAAAGCGTTATACCCCACAGCGATATTTCTAGTTCCAGTGGTTAGTGCATCTCCAGCAATACCACCGATGAGAGTGTTGAAGGTTCCCGTGGTGACTGACACACCAGCATCGTGTCCAACTGCCGTATTAAAAGCGTCAGTAGCTGTGGTAAAGTTTTGATTGAATAAAGCGCCATGACCTACTGCTATACTCTTGCTGCCAAGAGTATCGGAGCTTAAAGCCCCGTAACCTAGTCCTACATTACGAACACCCGTTGTCAATGCGTCCCCTGCAAGACCACCAATCAGGGTATTGCGGGTTCCCGTAGTGATTGCGGTGCCAGTTAAAGCGCCTATGGCAATATTGTAATTTTCTGCATCATTGTTTTGCGTTTTTAATGCTTGATAACCAATAGCAACAGAGCTTTTGCCTGTGTCTTCTGTCGCAAGAGCCTCAAAACCGAGGGCAATGTTCTTATCACCCGTAGTCAAAGCCGTACCCGCTTCATCGCCCACGACCACGTTGTAGTTGCCGCCAGAGGCTATGCTGTTACCTGCGTTGACACCTGCTATAAAGTTGCTTGTACCAGAGGTGTTGGTTGACATTCCATCACTGACTATAATTCCTGTTACGTCGATGCCAGAAATCGTCGTTGCGATTTTTGCATTGTTGTTATGGAACAGCGTTACAGCGCCGTTTACTGCACCAGAAAGATATGTTTCATCACTATTTGTGCGTTTCAAAAACAGATTGTTTTCTGCGCGAATAAGTAAATCGCCTGTACCGTTATCAACGATGTAGCTATCAGACCCATCATGGTAAATCTGTAGGTCAGAGCCAGCGCCAAAGATGGCCTTAGCGTTGTCTGCAAAGGTTGCATTACCAGCATGTGCAGTTGTAGATGCAAAATCCACAGCACCATCAATGTCCACGACATCTAGGTTTGTAGTGCCATCGACATCCAAGTCGCCAGAAACAAACAAAGAAGGCACAGACAAATCCGTAAACGCATCAACCATCGCGCCGCCACTTCCCGCCCCATCCGAGTAGATAGCCTTGGTCTGACCATTCGGGACTGTGACTGTCGCGCCACTGCCCTGCTTGATAATGATGTTCTGTGAGCCGCTGGTTGCATTCTCTATAAGCCAGAGCTTACTTACGGTATTCGGACCTATAGTGATAGTGCAAGCGCTGTCAAGAGTTCCAGTGTATTTAAGAAATAAACTACGGCCAGGATCAGTGCTGCCATCTGCAATAGTAGTAGTATGAGTGTCCGCATTAGTGGTGATTGCCTCTGTACCGAAAGAAAAAGCTTCGGCTATAAGTTCGAGGTTAGTGTTCGTACTGGCACCCCAAGTTCCTGATTCATCTCCAGTGGCGATCTCTTTCAAGCGTAAATCGTTTACATAAGTTGCCATATTAAGCTACCTCTTCCCAATCAGGGGTTTGACTATCTGATACTACAGACCAACTAGGTGTTTGACTGTCTGTAATATTACTCCAATTTGGTGTTTGAGAATCATCTACTATTCCCCAAACTGTGACTTGTTTTGTTTCTGCTGTTCCTTCGACTCCTGTCGGGGTGACAAGTGCTGAGCCAGCAATCGTAACCGTTCCGATAGCCCCTGTGCCGCTAACACCTGTTGGGGTAGCAATAATTCCAACCGCGATCGTAACCGAGCCAACGGATCCAGTACCAGAAACACCAGTAACACTAGCATTCGCATCGCTGGATACAGTAACCGTTCCGATAGCACTTGTGCCACTGACGCCAGTGACCGAGAAAGAAACGCCCGTGCCTTCGACGATAGTGACGGAGCCGACCGAACCCGTTGCTGAAACTCCTGTGACAGCAGCGTTTGCGGTTCCACTGGCGGTGACAGAACCAACACTACCTGTGCCGGAAACGCCTGTGACACTGACGTTCGCATCCGCTGAAACCGTAACCGAACCGACTGACCCTGTTGCCGAAACACCTGTAGTAGAGACATTAGCATCTGCCGAGACCGTGACAGACCCAACCGAACCTGTTCCGGCAACGCCTGTAACTGTGACATTAGCATCTGCCGAGACCGTGACAGAACCAACGGCACCTGTTCCAACAACACCTGTAACCTCGACAGGTATTGGTTCTCCCCAACCACCTTGGCCCCAAGTGCCTCTACCCCAGCCAGTAACGTTTGCCACATATTATCTCTAGGCTATACGAATAATTGCATTACTAGCATCAGCTGCTGGAAACTGAACTGTAAAGTCACCAGAACTAGATGTTTTATCACCACCAAAATCTAAAGCACATACGGAGGGATCTCCAGAAGCAGAATCATTAAAGATAAGTGCTCCACGAGCTGTGATTGAACTACTAGAAAAAGTTACGTCAGAAAAATCTGTTAGAGCAGTGGTTCCTGAAGTGCTTGGATCCACACGAGTTAAAGCTGCTCCTTTTGCAGTATATCCAGTACCAGATACTTCATTAGAAGTAGTGTACGCTGTAGTGCTGGCTCCTAAAGAAGCAGAGCTAGTGTATAGAGCAAGATTAAACGTACTGCCCCCTGAATTTTTAAAATTATGAACAGCTTCTAAAATCTCTTTTTTGAAACTTGTACACATCGCGGTCGTAATAGCCATTACAGTCTCCTTAATATGTCTGCCATATCTCTATGGCCTTGGTTTTCTAATTCAGCAATTAGAGTAGTCCTGTCACTTTTTACTGCTTCAGCTAAATAAAAAGCAACTACATTTTTTACATCTTCTTTAAACGCTTCTGCTTGCTGGGCTATTAAAGGATGACAGTTTCCTCCAACACTAACAATTCTATCTGCAGCAGAATCAGCCCAAAACTCTATAGAGTGTCCTTTATTTTCTGTTGTCGTAACAACAACGTTACCAACTTCAACTAACACCTTATCTAACCCTTAGCAATATCATAACGATACTCGTCTCTTGAGCCATATCCCTGCCCTAGATTTTTCAAACTATTTATCGCTTGAACAAATCTCTGCTCATATTGAGCAACTTCCTCAGGTATTTTTAAGAAAGTAGCTGCTTCGACTAACGTTCCATATAAAAGAGCATCAGGGGCATTATCTGAAAGCCACGTTGTTTCCGAACCTGAAGTAGTTGTTAAAGAAGCAGGTCGATATTTGTAGTGTAACTCGAAAGAATAATTTTGATCTGGAGTTGGAGCTAACATAAAAGTATTATCATCGAAAAGCGCGTAATACTTAGGTGTTCCTGTCGTTGCAGGATTCGGGGTAAAATCTCTAATAAAACTAACGTGTTTAAACAACAGGTAACTGTAAACGCTACTAGAAATTACTGCTAAACTGTACGGTGCTAAAAAATCTGTGGGGGTGCTTAAGTAAGTATTACTACTTGCTGCTGAACCTGTTACATTTTTTCTAAAAACAGGCAACTCAACGTTTTTAAGTATTCTCTCCTCAGACTCTTTTATAAACGTATCTAAGTCTGCAACGAAAGTTGTTTCAGCAGTTTCGCAATAATCTTGAACAGTAGATTTTAGAGTAGCTAATGTAAAACTCATGAGGTCACCACTGTAACAGTTCCTATTTCACCTGTACCAAATACTCCATCAAATTTAGTTCCTATAGGATCTACAATAGAAAGAGGTTGGCCTCCAATATTAACGCCGCTATCAGTCGTATTACTTGGCCCTGTTGTTCTAACTAACCCTAATTGTGACTGCGGCAGAGGCACTTCAGGACGAGCTTGTCTCAACGCTTCAGGGTCTGTTGATTGTCTAGGAGGCTCTAGTTGAGGATGTTTTGGTTCGAAACACTCTGAACAAACCTTAAATCCTGTCCACTCCATACGGAGAGTTAAATACTTCGCTCTAAACCCACAACGGTCACAAACACCGTAAGAGTATTTACCTAAAGCAAAAGCCATTAGACATACGTCCGTCTAGGCACCAGCTGGAAAGCGTCGCTAGTATCGTACCGTATAGCGTTAACTAGGTTTTGTTCGTATAGAGGCTGTAATAATCCTGCTTTTTCAGGGTTCTTTTTTAACGCTAAATTAAAAGCTAACCCTGTTACCAGACATGGAAGAAACCTACTAGGAAGATCTACATCGTCTACCGAAGCAGAAATATCTTGAATACGTTTCCATCTATACGAAACAAGTTTATCCGTAGAGTTTTCAGGAGCTGGCCAAACGAACAGCTTAGGTGTAACTGTTCTCTCTAAATAATATTGAGTAGGTCTTGCTTGAGTATTTTTATTAGGTATATCTAAATACTCTCCCCTTTCAATACGATCTATTTGAAAGTCTGTTTGTATACCGTTGACTGTTCTTCTAATAACCGCATCTAAAACGTCTATATCAAATTCATTAAGAGAATAAGAAGTAGTCCCTTGAACTAAGTCAAGGGATACTTGCTCTACTTCCCAAAGTTGAACACCACGGTTAGACCAATCGGCGAACATGATATTCATAGACCGACGAGCGGTAACTCCATCATATCCTGTGCGATATTCTAGTCCTGCTAGTTCGTAGGCTTCTTCAATCGCATCCGCTGCGGTTAAAGTAAACGTTCTTGTTCCTGATGTGGCCATTATCCATAGTTCTTCAGAAGTTCTAAAACAATCACATAGCTGTCGTTAGAAGATGCACCAATAGTTGTCAAATTAATGTCTCCAGTTTTGCCGGAACCTGACGTGTTTTTAAGCCCTCCAAAAGGACTAAAATCCATATGACCATTACTATCTTGAGCTAAACCTAAAGCAATAGTGTCTGTAGTAGCATCAAATAAAAGTTGTACTTGCGTAAAACCAATAATTGAATGAGTTACTTTTTCTATGAGCACACTGCTACAAGCAGTTCCATCTTCTCTAGCGGTCAAAGCACTAACGTCAATTTTAGTTACAGCACTTTCTCCAGTGCCATCGCTAAGATTTGTCAGTTGTATAACAGCTTTATGAGTACCATCAGAAATTGTTGTTGATGTGACTGCATCAGCCATGACTGCCTCCTAAGATGCGTCAGAAGAACTAC